GAGGTAGAGACCATATTATTCTCAGAGATAAAGAAGGTACTGTACAAAATGTGAAAACTTATAAAGATCTGTTAGATGTGGATGAAACCGCTTTTAACATGATCTGCAATGAGAACAGTTGGTCAGTGGATAGGAAAGTGAGTACAGTTGGTAGCATACCGCCTTGTAATAGTAGGCGAGAAGAACTAATTACCTTATGTACTGAGAGGATTAAGGACTGGATCAACTAGGACAAACAAGAAAGAGAGAAAAGGAAAGGAATTAACTACCTAACCAATTCTCTCTTATTTTTTTTTACATCGTCAATCTAAACCTGAGCTCAACACTGGAATCTGCGTCGGTTTCATTATACGATACTTCCTTAGATAATGCACTTACCTGACTCTCCGACATACCAACTCCACCAACAATTAGACCTTTTTCAGACTCTAACTTATTTGGACCATGCGTATTGATTATCGACGCGCAAAATCCAGTGGTAGATGAAGCAGGGATACTAGATTTCATAGAGTTACCATATAAGTCTACCTCCCCAATAAATCTAGTCCCAGGTGTTTTTCCCCATTCTCTCTTGGTTGCATCTAGTACTACATCTGAACCCTCTGTCTTTAAGTATTCATCGTTTGCAAGTACCTCATCAAACTTAATAGATATCTTGTCACCTTCGTCTGTCTTGCTAACTAAGTATCCAAATGTGAAAATACCACCTCTCTTATTGAAAAAGAATGGATTTTCAAGATGCATAAACCTGAAACTGCTAATCTTGCCCTCATTCACATCACCCTTCATGTAAGTAGTATATGCAATTGACAGGCCAGACTCTTCAGCATCAGACTCACCCGTTACCCTGTTTTGAATATTACAGGTGGTCGGGAAAATACTGTTATGATTGAATGTCTTATAGTAGGCAGTCAAGATAAAACTAAGTACAAGTTGCTCCCAGTATGTAATACCAAGTAAGTCCTTATTAGTTTTCTGTCTAGCTTCCTTAAACTTCTTAGGTACCCACTTCTTTGAATACTTAATCTGATTTCCGGTAGAGCAAACTAAACCGGCCTCTGTATTAACTGCATCATACCTACCAAGTAATTTAGTATAACAGTCACGCTCTTTGTTGAACTTAGACTTACCAAACCACTTTCTAAAACCTACTGGACAGCCTTTATCAAAATTAAATCTAACCTCCTTGTATGAACCTTTAATATTATCCACCCCTGAGAAAAGACCAATGTTGATGTTAGGTATTTCTGTCATCTGTAAGTAATCATCTTTATCTGGGCTACTATAATGACTAGTTGTTCCGTTATCGAGTCGGTCCCTGTCTACTAGTTTTACTTTTCCATCAAGTGTTTCTTCTCTCCTTAGGTAGTTAAAATTAATACCATCCTTCTTAATCTCACAAGGCCAACTACTATTTTCTACCCAAGTCTTAAAATCATCATACTTAATATCTCCTGCAAATACTGGTACCTTGAGTGTATCTTCGTCATACCACCTCATGATAAACTCGTTATTGTAGAAAACCTGTTTACCACCATCATCAGTACCTACATAGTTAATAGCAGGATAACCCCAACCATCTGTAGCTCTATACTCCCTAAATTCTTCTAGGTTTCTGAATTTTTTTATATTTTTCATTCCACTTCAAAATTAATTATCTCCTATAACAACATGTACACTCAGAGCCATCCTTACCTAGACCCATTGTACTAGTTGTTCCATAATCATAGTTGCTGTAATCTTCTTCCTCAGGCCAAACACCACTAGTATATTTCTCCCAATCTTTCTGTGTTTCACCCTTACCACAACAACAACCACAACCTTGAGTAATAGGTTCCACTAAGAGACTTGCATACTGTAATCTAAGACGAGTGATAAGACTAGACATTACATTAGACCAACAGAAGACAAACCTATCCTCTTCGTATGGTACAAAGAAATCATTAACAGATCCCCATGTATTATCTGTCTCAATACCTATCTCCTTAGCCAGCTTTATTCCCTTAAGGCCTACTATCATATCAGCACCTCTCTCATGCTCATCAAAAATCACCTTCAGCTTATCAACGATACCAGCACTCTCACCAGCATCAATTAGTAAGTTATTCAGGTGCTTGATAATATAAACTAGGTAAGGAGCAAGTTCTGGCCTAACCTCATAATCTACCTTCTCAATACCCAACGACTTCTTAAGACTTGATAAAGAGATGCTATAGTCCTTAAAACCTTCTTCGCTTTTCCAGATCATTAAAACTCTCCTCCACTAATTATACTACTAAGGCTGTAATTCCAACAACCTTCATCTTCCCACTCACTAGAATCAGTACCAGTAAAGACATACTCTACCCAAGTCTTAGTAAGGGTATCAATATATCTTAACTTAATACCTGATATTCTTCTAGAGACTGGTACTTGACCTATTGCTTCACTGAATGTAAATGTCTTCTTATAATCACCTACTTCAGCGTTCAGGTTAATGTCAGATTTAAGTAGGGTATTTAGAGCGCGAGCATTCATATTTATTGCATCATTTAGTTGATTCATGATTGCTGATGAAAGACCCTGACCTACATTAAACTTGTCAATACCTGTTCCTTCTAATAATTCCATATCCTTAACTTAACTTCATAACATCCAAGGAGCACTTATCAAGTCCCATACCAGACTTAATACCCTTAGTGAGCTCCTTAATCTGATCAACCCTAGGTCTATCTATCTTGTAAGTCATAGGGGTAGTATCTCGAGAACCACCTCTCTTAATACTCATACCCTTTACACTCCTAACTACCCTACTCATATTATATTATTTTTTATTATAAAACCTTAGTATCACCCTTATAGAATTCAACAGACAAGTAACCCTTATCCAGTACCTTCTGCTTTAGTTCCTCAGTTGCCTCGCCAAGAAAGTTTCTAAAGATAATATTAGGTCTGTGACTATTACCTGTTACATCTGGGAGTATTTTATCTATTACATGAGAAATTTCTAGATCAGAAATGCTATTTCCTCTGTTTACCTCTCTATCATATCCAATCTCAAAAGTATTAACTACAGTTCTTCCACTAATAGCTGCCAATAGATACCATCCACCGTCATACCCGGTACCGAAACTATAATTATCAATTATAATAGTCACCTTACCTGCGGTTAAATTATCAAACGTACCCAATAACTTCGCGGAATCTATATAAATAGAGTCATCATTAATATCAACATACTTTTCAGAGAATTCCCTAAACTTTGAAGTGTCTTGTGGAACTAACACCTCTTGTTCAATTAAAGCATTAAAATTCGGCCCACAACAACTTTTAATAGAAATACTGTTAAAAGTAGAGTTTGTAAAAGCCCCTTGAAAAGATGAAAAATCAGTTACATAATCATGTAGGAGATTTAAGTCCAAGCTTGGAGCGTCTACACTTGAAAACGCACCTTTACAACCATTACTAAACAATTTAGATAAGTATATAATAGTATCTGAATCTGCATTATTTACTAAGTGAATTTCTGGATATCCTGAGAAATAGGTATCCATCGTTGCACTAAAGAAACCGCTTATCAAACCACTATTAGACTTTTCTTCTTGATCTACAGCCCATCCAGCTGCTTTCTTCTGTAGGTCTGTATAGGTACTATTGTCGATTATCTTTTCAACTACCTTTTCTACTATTTTCTCAACTGGTTTCTCTACTACCTTTTCTACAACCCTCTCAACTGGCTTTTCAACTATCTTCTCTACTACTCGCTCTACTACTTTTGGTTCAGGCAAGCGAAGGTCAAGTGCATCACCATTATCTGCTACTATCTGAATTGGTGAGATCTCTACAAAATGCTCCTGTCTAATACCATCCTCTGAGTAATCTGGGTCTGGGTATTCAATAGTAAGTTCCATCAAGAGCCTTCCCTCTACGAAGTTATGATTATCAAAGAACAAAATCAACCTATCACCATCCTGCTTACAATGCTTACAGACACCATCTTTTCTCTCTGCCTTATATATTTCAGTACTGCCTTCTATGTGTGCTTCCATTGTAAAGTCACAGTCTGGGAATGGCACTACCTGACCACCTCTCAATAATCTAACCGCCAGTGGGAAATCACTCTTCTTATTAATTCTTACTAAGTTCTCCCCCCCCTGGTTTCTGAATTCTGTCTGTTGATTCCTAGTGTTACTACTTCCATTTATGTTATGATACTTTTAGGTTAAAACACATCATTCTCTGTGTACCATCGGCCTTCTTATAACCAACATGTACCCACCTTGATGTCTTACTCTTTTCAATAATGATCTGATCGTACTTATGACCTAGCTTAGAAAAAACTGTCACAAAGAACTTCTCAAATTCTGTCTGCTTACCATTGGCTGGTTGTAAATCCGCTGCATAACCAAATTGATGAGCAGATGTAGGGGCACCACCAACAGCTTTATTAACTGCTGGACTCCTATAACCGCTTGATACTTTGATTGATGGATTAGCCAGGCCATGTTTTTCACAATACTTACCCCACTCAACACGAATCAAGTCTAGAAATTTAATTGTCTCTTCTAGGTTTTTCTTGATTGCTGGTGGAGGTGTATTGTTTAACTTTAACCGAGCCGCAGTACTTGAACTACATAGCTCGGAGATTGTAAAATATGACATTGTTGTTTATTATCGTTTATCGTGTAGTACTTTTCCTGCATGTACTGTATTAGAGGTTACACCAGATACATAAGGGTCTAGCGCAAGTACATCAGCCTCAGTATCCATAGTCCAAACCTCTAGTGGTAGTTTATTAGCAAGTAGTTTTGTCATAACTGCTTCACTAGGTGTTTTGAAATATTGACCATTTGCATCCAGGAAAACATTGATTCTATTTGTACTCTTAGACTTTATCTTATTAATTCTCATCACTACATCATCTATTGTATTATCCTGAACCTTATCATAGATTAGTCCTACTCTAATCTTATCATCATATTTAATAGATGATTCTAGTGTCCATTCAATAAAAGATATGATAGTGAAGTTATAATTAAGACCGCTCCTAGTAATAATATCTAAGATCTTATACATAGTTGGCTCATCAAATGCCTTCTTTGTTTCTATGTAAGGGTGAAGTCCATAAGTTTTACAGAGCTTACAGAATTCAGATAGTTCAGTCACTGTTCCACCCTTAGAATCTTTGAATGCTTTAAGTTCCTCTAATGTATGTTCTGCTATCTTAACTGTACTACCCTTAGCGCCAGTTGCAGGATTAACTAGTCTATCTGGAAGTTCATCATTATGTCCAATTATAAACTTATCATCACTGGTCTTATGCACATCTACCTCAACATATCTGAAACCCATCGCAAATGAATCCTTATATGCGTCTAGTGTATCTTGTGCTGCACCTAAGCCTGTCCAACCTCTATGATTAACGCCCTTGATAATTGTATCGTACTTAGAATAATCCTTTCCGGTACTTTCAGTGTTAACTTTATTACTCAAGACATCAATACCATTGAGCTTGAGTGAATTCATAATAACCTCTAGAGTTGACTTACCTACTACTTCTAACTTAAAAGGAGGATAATTACCTAAGTCGGTTATCCATAGGTCAGTATTATCAATCTTACTAAGCAAGAAACAATACTTACCATCCTTAGTAGTTGTGTACTTACCTGTTGTCCAAGGTACGAAGCTATAAACACCACTCTTGTCTTGTATGCCAATATATGATTTAAGTCCTGATGGTATATGAACTGTAATACCACTATTAAGCTCGATCATACAGTAACATCTCTTAGGGTTAGCTTGATTTACATTCCAACCAGATGCAGTAATAGTTACATTACCCTGTACTAAGCGATCTGTTATGTTAATGAATAGTAGATCCTTTGCTAGTACCGCAGAAGATGGTGCCATATAATCACAATCAGATAAGCTTTGTGCATATCTAGAAGTAGTATTTAGCTTGTCATACTCAATACTAAAATCGAATCCTGTAAAGCTATCAACAATTCTAGAACTTACCACTACCATCTTTGTACCTGCCGGAATATCAGAGCTGGTAAGAGTATAATTAGTTGGTGTTGTCTTAGCTGTCTCTGCCCTAGATATTGAAATTGGTTCAGTACTAGTAAGAGGATCTAAGAATTTATTAAAACAAGAGAATACACAAGGGACTGTATCTGTTGCACCTGCCCCTGTAATAGTGATCTTATCAATTCCCTCAGCCGGTATTAAGTAAGAATTAAAGTTTGAAGACCTAGTAAACTTTCCCTTATTATCTACATACGCCTCAATCTTAGTAGTATTTGTCTTATTCCAAACACCCCTAGGATTAAACTCTCCACTAGCCTGACCACTTGGAGAAAATGATGATGCTGGGATATTACCTATCTTTACATCAACCTCTGACTTAGTATAATACTCTCCCTTTGGTTGATATAGACCTCCCGCATCTGTCCTACTAAGAAGACCACTAATATCCTGGTGACTGGTTAAGTAGGATCCCTTTGGTTGATACTTTTCCTCAGCATCAGTCTTACTTAGTTTACTCTCAACCTGCCCTGCTTTCTCACGAATACTATCAAGGTCATTAATCTTTGGCTGATATAATTCTTCTGCCTTAGTTTTCTCGAGGAGTCCACTAATATCTTGATGGCTTGTTAGGTACTCTCCCTTTGGTTGGTAGATCTCTTTTGCTTCTTCCTTACCAAGTTTCCCATCAACTAGTCCAGCCTTTTCTCTGATATTATCTAGGTCAGTGATTTTTGTCTGGTACTTCTCATCTGCACTAGACTCACTAAGGAGATTACTGATATCTTGGTGACTTGTTAGGTATGTCCCCTTTGGTTGGTATAATTCTGCTGCCTCTGTCTTACTCAGTTTCTTTCCTAACTCTTCATTAACACCGCTAAGATCCACATTAGTACCTACACTTCCTTCAGCATCACCTACTTTCTTATATAATCTATCAGCATCTTCCTTACTTACTAAGCCGCTAATATCTTGGTGTTCTGTTAAGTAGTGTCCCTTTGGCTGATAATATTGATCGGCTTCTTCCTTGCTTAATTTTCCCGCAACCATACTAGAATTACTGCGGATTGTATCAAGGTCATCTATTCGATCTTGTTTTCCAGCCAGACTATCACTACTAAGACCACCACCATTACCTGTAGCGGCCTGTAGTTCTTTTAGTTTAGCCTGTACATCTCTCACTGCATTACCTAAGTTTGTAAGCTGAACAGATGCAACAGGTGAATTTGGAGTTGATGGGACAGTATTATCAATCGTATCACTATTTCCCTCAACCAGTAATATATTTGTAATTGTTGAGTAGTATTCCTGCCTAAACCCATCTGCATAGTTAGGGTCAGGTACATAAAGAATCATCTCAATCTTAAGTCTACCAGTACTGAGACCGTGATTGTTGAAGAATATTACTAACTGATCACCCTGTACCTTACAATTCTTACAGACACCATCCTTCTTCTCAACACAATATGACTTAACTTCATTATCAACAGTAGCACGAAGTTCGAAATCACAATCAGGAAAATTAGTGAAATTATTTAACCTGACAGCTAGTGGGAAATCGCTCCTATAGTTTATCCTCACTGTCCTATCTGTACTACTGCCTAATATTAATTCATCCATCTTAGTCTAATTTAAACTCAATATCTTTCAAGGTGAAGGTTTTTCCAGGACAATCAGAAAGCTTTAAAATAGTAATGCATTTACCATCTGTACTAATCCTGAAAGAAATATCCTCTACCTTATATTCTTTTCTTCCATCCTTATTCCACATCCAGCCATTTCCCATTGTTAGTGACTTAATATAAACACTAGCGCCGAGAAGATCTTTATACTCAATTAATCCAGACCTGCCAGACTTAGGAATTCTCTTCTCATCATCCTTACAAAAACCTCTCATAGATCTACTTCTTTGGTACTTTATTAATAAACATCTTCTTAATCGTATCTACCAATCTCTCAGGGTCTCTTTCACGTCTAGATGGAAGTTGATCAAGTTCACCAAATAGTCCCTTTGAAATCTTATCAGCAATCATACCAGACAGGTCAAACCTACTTGATTCTGGAATTAATGTTACTCTATTTTCATCAACATGGTAGTTTAAGAAAGAATCTGCATTCTCTGAAAAAGGAATCCTAAGTAGCTTAATAACGCCATCATTTCTCTTTGATGTATACTCTGCACGACCACCACTGAGCTGATCTAAGGCACTCTCATAAGAAAATACAGTAACACTATTTAAGAATCCATACATATAGCTATCGTTCTCATCTCTCACATTTTCATAGAGGAAAGACAGCCATGATAGTACCTGTTTTGGGAAATGTTTAAATAATGGTTCTTTCTTTACCTCAGGATTAACATAGTTCGGGTCCCATGTCCTTAGCTTATTCTTCAAATCTGGGTTACCCTTAAGTTTCTGCCAGAATGATGAAAATTGCTTTGTTCTTAATACAATCATTTCTTCTAATTAGTTTGTCCTTTTGCGAGTAGGTCGACGTAATTATTCCAGTATGAGTCTCGGTTAATAGTTCTTTGGTGTGCTTTTACCCATTCAAAACTAATCTTCCCTGTGAGACCTTTTCTTTTTATTACGTCGTCTATCTGCCCTTTTACTTTTTTGATGTATGGCTCCTTGATTCTCCACTTGCCTGTACACCACTCTCTAACACCAATATAATCTGCAAACACTACTACCTTACTTGCATTACTTGGGATATTAAAATTAGAGAGGGCCATAAGTACACCAATCATTTCAGCTGTTGGATTACTACAATTCTTACTGCCATACTCAGCTTGCATGTAGTCTGGGGTTAATTCTTGACTATACTTATCTAGGATTGTCCCATACTTACCTGCACTATCATCTTGCACCATAACACCACCACATCCAAGTCTACCATTATTCTGCTTGTCTAGGTGTGATCCGTCGGTGTAAATATTAATTATCATATATCAAAATTTTTACTTAGTGAACAATACTTGAAAGGTTCTAAGTTAATCTCATACTCCTCTCTCATAAACTTTCTAAATCTTCCTGTCTTCATCTCACAAATACTAGATAAGCAGTCGAGAAATTCAGGACCACTTACCTTACTAATTGATTGCCCCAACCAAGTCTGTAAGTTTGTGTTGAGATAAATAAAAGTATCTAAGTATTTATCCAAGTCCTTAGTAGTTGTGTCATTACTAGCGTTATAGAAGATTTCGGCATGGTTAGAAAAATAGAGCTGCTTAAACATTCCTAACCACTTTGATGAAATAGAGAGACTTGATCCGTTATATAAGTAGTGCACTGTAAAACCTGAACTATTGAACCTACCTATTATAAAATTATCAATAGTTATATCCTTCTCTCTAATAGGCGGACACTTATCAGAATACATTAACTCCATGTATCCTCTGAATATCTCCAAATTTCTCATATCAAACTATATAGGTGAACAAGTGGCATTCCTTGTAAGATAACTGTACAATTATCTCTGAATACCGTAAACCCACTCTTATCACACAAGCTCTTATAGTCAAGGAGTTCTAGGATTGTATCAATGTCATCCACAATAAAAGTAGTAATGCCAAGTATACATCCATCACTAGACCTATTATAATCGCTTGTATAGGTAACAGAAAATGGGTAGATGTCGTATTTTTCCAGGTACTTAATAACCGCCTCCTGAAAATCTGTACTACTTATCATACTACTAACTCTTTTACCGGTTTTTCAAGTAAGCCGCTTCCATTTAAAATCTTAGCGAGAACTGATCGATGGCAACTATCATAGTCACTTCCATAGCCGAGTAATACAACAGACCTAGCACCAGATAATTCAACTAGTGACTCAAGCTTATCAATTATTCTCTTAAGATCAACCCTCTCAGTTATTTCAATCGCATATAACTTCTTAAACTCGTCAATACTTAGTGCCTTATCCCTTTTCTTCCTAAATAGTTCATTACTTGGAGATAATTCCTTCAGGTGTACAGGTGAACCACTATACTGTCCAATTAATTCTGAATTTTCGATATTTCTTACTATAAAGATTGGCAAGATATTATTACTCCTAAATCTCTCAAGTGTCGCAGGAGAAACAAAGGAGGTGTTTATTTTTAGTTCCGATTTCATATTTCTCTAATTGTTTTTAAATTTTTTGTAACTTTTTCTAAATCCATCCGCGCTAGAAAAACCAGAGGACATTGTATTCTTTTTCCTCTGACTACTTCCGCCCTGCATTGCTTTCTGTTGTGTCATCTTCTGTTGGAATTGTGTTGTGCCTCCGAATTTTTGACTAGACGCCGCAAATCCACTAGGTGCAGTACGAAGTCTGTTAAGGAGCGATATATTACTCTCTATCATAGCCTTCATTGTTGCTGAATCTATGTGATAAGAGATATCAGGACAATCTAAGATATTACCAACATTAGATAAGCCACTACTCTCAATGAATTTATTTAACATACACAAGGCCTCAGTTAGATTACTCGACGCCATCAATGTATCAGTAGTTGGCTCATAGATTTTATACTCATGCCTAGATGGATCATGCTTTATTACTATTTCTATCATAACTTCAAAAATAAAAAGAAATACTGACTATCTTATCAATATTTCTTACTTAACTAATAGACCAAGCACAGCACCTACTAATAAACACACTGCTGACATCCAAGTAGTTCTTCTCCTACCCTCTTTCTTCAGCCTCTTATTATCAGCGGTTAGTTTAGCGGTTTGGTCTATGTAGTATTTCTCTTTCTTTGCTTCTCTTAGGTTATACTGGACAATTAGTGAGTCTTTAATTCCCAACAACACACTATCTTTCTTAACTAATTCCTTATAGTCCTTCACTGCCTGCTTATGATAATCTAAGTCCATTATCATCTTATTAATTGTTCTTAGATTTCCAGGTGTTATTGTAATCAGTGTGTCGTTATTAATTACTACTTTCTCTTGTGCATGTCCAATAATAGGTAGTAGTAGGAAGAAAAGCGTGATTACCTTACTCTTCATATTCTTTTATTTTTTTCCTGAGATAGTTAATATTGCTGTCGAGTGGGAGGCTATCAATCTTATTTAACTCCTCTACCCTTTCTCTCCAGACAGTATTAATTCTCTCTTTTATTACTGTTACTGTGTCTCCTACCTGTTTTTCTTGTGTCTTAAGTTCCCCTATTCTCTTATTTTCCTGTCTTACTAGTTTCTCGGGTACTTTCTGGGGAGCAAGATTAATTGGACCTGGCTGATATATACATTTTCCAACATACATACCAATACCAAATCCAATCAATACTAGTACCACGAGAAGACTAATCCTCTCGTTTTTCTTTTTCACTTATCAAAATACCTACTCTATATTCAAGGTCCCCACGTCTTTCATAATTGAGGTCTAGGTGAAAAATTCTATAATCACAATCACCTAGTCTCTGAATTAAGTGAGAATCCCATTTACTAGATTCATCAAGCTTTCCTATCAAGTCCTTTAATTTCTGAACCTTGACTCCACACTTAACTAATGAATCTAAGTCATTTTGAGGATTTATTTTTTCTTGCATCCTCTCTAATTCACTTACTGCTTCTTCTCTATTCATTAAATCCTCAGGCAGCTCTTTCAATCTATACTGCCCTGGATTAACATCTTCGTGCACAGTGTTAACATAGGTATTTCCAACTTTCTCACTAACTATCTCAACTACCTTAGCACTATATTCTTTCATGTTATCAAAAATATCCTTAATGCTTCTGATAGTTTCTAGCTGTGTTGTAATACCTAAGCTAACAAATACACCTACCGAATTATTAGGCTTGTCAGTACTTTCAACTACATTAAATACTTTGAATATGTAATTATATACTGACTCGACTAATCTATGAATCTTTTGTCTACTTATCATACTTTAATACCTTGGACCCTTATAACTCACATTGAAGTTCTTAACGATCAGGTTCTTAAAATCTACATTATAATTACTACGGCCATAATTGAAACCATAGAGTGCATACTTATTCATTGTCCTCTCTACTTGTTGCCATTCCTCTAAGTAGTCCTCAAAGTCTGATATAACAACTAAGATAGAATCGTCCTTGTAGTGATCTCTGAAGTACTTGATACCTTTTGCCATTCTAGTACCACCACCCATTGAGATATGTGGAATACCTTTTCTTGGGTCAATGTCTCTAAAATGATCCTCTAGCTCTGTACTCCAACTGATAATGTCATAGTGAAGACCTCTACCAATTGACTTCATCTTTCTTGCAATAGTATTCAAGACTCTATCAACCAGTTCAGTATCCATAGAACCACTAACATCGATCAAGTATACAATTTTCGGTTCATCCTTAATTGTAACTCTAGGTAAGATAGCCGGGGCGATAACAGTTCTATTGATGCCTTTGTTATAATTCCACATCATATCTTTCTTAATCTCCTTCTTAACTACCTTATTCTTATAGTTCCTGAGTACTTGATCTATTGCTTCGTCGACTGGATCTGCATTGCTCACCTTTCGCTTTGCACTAGATGTCCCATTACCACTACAACCAGTTCCACCGCCAGCCTTAATTTCGCCAACCTCTCTTTTTCTATCAGCGTCATCTCTAGAGTCTGTACAGTGATCATGATGAGTACCACCTTCTAGTTCAGAAAAGTCAGTATCTCTAGTTCCCTGATTACTACTGTCGGTTTTCTCAGAGTCACCCTTGAAGCCACCAGAATTACTAGCATCGTTTCCTTCGCCACCTTCTTGACCATTACCTGAACCTTGGCCGTCCTTACCTTGATCTTGCTTCTTACCTTTACCGTCAGACATACCCATCTGCTCCATAAGGTCATCCAGATTATTCATCGCACTATTTTCATCACCAAGCGCATCCTGGACATCCTCAGAAGTAACATCACTAGTATCGCCGTTACCACCTCTACTAATACTGATCATCATCTTAATAAACTGATCAAGATTCTTAACGATCAGAATAAGATACTCAAGATAGTCGGCATTATCTGGGAAAGGTGTACCGTCTGACATGTGATATCTCTCAGGCAGGATAAACTTAATCTTAGCCTCATTTCCCATTTTCTTGAGACGATCTTCTATCTTCTTCTTGACTTCCTCATCTGTAGTTGTCTTGAGAAGTTCCTTAAGTTTATCGCTAAGTGTATCGGGAAGAATTTTTGATAGCTCAGTCTCCATAACCTCCACATCATCTTTGCTTAGGACCTTAGTATTTACTTCCATGTCCATTGCAATATTGTGAAGACTATGATTAAGTACTGGATCATCAATAACTCTCTCTATCAGTTTATCACCGAAATTGATACCACAGCCTTTATTAACTGTTTCAATCAATTCACCCCTGTAATCTCTAAGCACATTGCAAATTCTAGTATCCATCTCCTCATAGATACCGTCAAGATGTGCTAGATAGATGTGTCCGTACTCATGAAGCTTTACACGATAGTCAATATCATTAACTCCAGTACGTGCACAAACAACATTATAGGTAGTGAACTCTTTTTTACCTTCACCATCAAATGACTGATGCCTGTATGAATAACCTAGTTCTGGATTCTGAGGATTATAAGGCTTATCAAGTTTCTCCTTAAGTATGTTTCCCCAGTTCCGATTATTATAGGCCCTCTTTACAAGGTTCTCTATAAATTCGAGTTCTTGTTTTGTTTTCATTGCTGATTTCTTGTTAGTTATAATCTGGAACTAATAAGACTTTGAGTGATAATCATAGTACCAACCCAAAGTCCTATCTTAACTTAACTACTCATCAACACAGCTCTTAACCTCTGGGACGATTTCAGCTAATGCCTTATCATCATTGTTCAGGTAAGACTTTCTAACTGTCTTAAGCTTGAAACTAATCTTTCTCAACTCAGACTGTGTATTCTTAATATCAGTCTTAATACTAGAATCGTATGAGAACTTGGTATTACTTACAAGCGCCTTCAATGACACCATAAGAGTTGCAAGATTGTTCCAGTAGTTAATATCACCTGCAAATTTCTCCACAACTACATTAGCTACATTTTCACCACTAGGGTCAATCTTATAACCACTAACAAGCTTCTTACCTGATGTTCTGAAGATTTCACAGAACTGCTGAACAATACCTGGATCCATAGGACGATCAATACCCTTAACATCTGGATCATCAATCATCTCCCTGATCTTGTTTGAACTTGCATTCATAGCAGCGATATCCAATTTTCCGTCTACTGCACTATTGATAATATCTCTGTAGAATTTCTCATACTCAGGGATCTTATCATTGTTCATCTTCTCGACATCATTCACAACGTCGATCATGGCCCTAACGTAATCATCAACAATATTTGTCTTGATTACCTCACCATTACCGCTACGCTTGAGACCCATACCAATAAGACCATACATCATGCTCTTATAGTTGTCTGAATTAATACCAGCACTACCAAACGCAATGTAAGTAGCAATGGTAATATCTCTAGCGTAACAAGCAGATCTAGGTGATATGAAGTTAGGAAGGTCATTATCACCATCAATATCAGAGTAGATTGTCTGCAGCTCCGTCACACCAAGATCAACTGGTCTTTCACCACCTGACATCAATGACTTTGTTACAAACTTGATACTCTTCTCGAAATGCTCACCAATCATAGCAAGCTTCTCTGGACTGAACTTCTTCTCCTGTGAATCAATCTCCTGCATCTGCTTATAGAGGACATCGAAATAATCAACCCTCTGACCTGATGCAGAACCCTCGAACTTGTTGAAGAATACGTCGAGATCATTAACACCCACCTTGAGATTATATAGCATAAATCTGTTCAACATAGGTGGAAGAATTGTAGCAGTATTACTCAAGTTATTTGCATAATTACCTGCCGCTACTACCAAAGTATCCTCTGGTAATCTCTCTGAATCAATCTCCCTGTCGAATACAAGACTCAACAAAGCAGACTGTACGTACTCATGACAAGTTGTTAACTCATCCAAGAAAAGTAGACTCTTCTTTCCATTTCTTCCATTTTCTAAGATTCTCTTAAACCATGCAGGCTTGAGGTGTCTAGCCGAATCAAACTTCTCTAAGTCTGATGGAGCACAATCATAACCAAGAATAGCCTCAGAGCTCATTCTGTTACCATGCAATGCAACTACCTCATACCCGCGAACTTTTGCAAAAAGCTTAACTGTGGTGGTCTTACCGATTCCTGGATTACTCAACAGAAACAAAGGTACACCACTAAGTTCACTCACTTTCAACGCAGCGAAAATTCGCATGTTAATTGAATCATTAATTTTACTGTTTGCCATTTTTACTATTAAAATTATAATAATTTATCTACAATTATAAGTAATCTAGGTCTTCTTAGGAACATCTCTGTAAGTTTCGAGGAAGAAAAAAGATGGTTAATTAAAGATTTCTCCTTAACTAACCACCCCTCTGCATTATTCATACTCATACCGACCTTTTAGCAGGTTGTATAAGTCCATGTAATCTATGCCGTTTTTCTTAGCAGCGATTATATCCTCTGAACTTAAACCGTACCTACCAGATCTAACACCAACATATAAGACACTATCATGATCGAAACTAGTCATGCTCAGGATGCCTGATATGTTCTGCTCTTTTACGGCATTATCAACTACATGGATAATACTGCAAAGATTACGAGGTATTCTTAAGTAGGCTGCAATACACTGAGCAATATACTCTGATGCGACCTTAGCTGATTCTGTGTTTCCAATGCTAGGTACAAGACCAATAGCAGGAAATAATACATAGATTCGACGAGGATTAAAACTTGCTAACCTCTCCCATACATCAAACTTAGGCTTTAAATCAAATATAGACCTAGGTAAGATGCCAGGTTTTCCATTGCTATCATAAGACTCTACCAGACAATCCAGCGCATCTACTATCAAGACACTCTTAACCTTCTCATTTCTGGTATAATCAACTGTTGGCTTCTGTGTTGTACTGTTATTTCCCCAACTAGTACCAACATTATTCCAACTGCTACCACCACTGCCCCAACTTCCAAATCCTGTACTCTGTTGGGTCTGCTTTTCCCATGGTGCAGCCTCTCCAGCATTATTATTGTTACTACTACTGCCCGTTTTCCAAGGCTGACTACTTCCAAAAGGTGTATCTGCCATTTCTTTTTCTTCTGCTCGTTTTAATTCAATACTTTCAACCCTTGCTAAGTCCTCGTTATACTTAGACTGTTCATCAAGTAATTTTTCGATTCTGAGGTCCTCACTTTCATCTTCCTCTTCATCATCGTAATCCTCAATGTCATCGTCATCTAAGTCATCATCGTCCTCCCTCGGATACTCTGAATAGTCGGGAGGTAGATATCCAAGATTCTCCTCTTCCATAAGCACTACACATCACTTTCAGATTCAGCCTCCTCCTCAGCTTTCTTTCTAGCTTCCTCTTCTGCCTTCTTGTTCTCCTGCTCGACCCTCTTCTGCTCCTTCATAAGATCCATCAAGAAACAGTCACCATTAGCAACTGTACACTGTGAATGGTCCTTACAGTAGAACTCACAGATACCATCACAAACAGTATCAATAACCGCATCAAGACGAACAAGTGGATTCCTTCTGTTCAACTTCAAGTAATAATCCTTAAAGTCTGGCAAGTTCTCCTCAAGTGTTCCCTCAACCGGTACAAGACCACTATAAATTTCTGGATCTGATTGTCCTGTCTTATTCCTCTGCTCGCCAAGTGAATTACAAAAATCACAAAAACAAGACTCTGGATCATTAGGCTCGGTTGGATCAGCTAAGGTAGATGCAACTAACTTACCATAAGGACAAGCATACTCACATATAAGCTGATTCGTATTCTCAGTGTCAACAGCCTTCTTGAACTGTAACTTGATTGTACCATTCTCCGCTGTCTCAAACTTAACGTTAACTACCTTAAGACCTGCAATACTTTTTTCTTCGCTCATAAATTTTACTATTAATTTTCTTATATTATTATTATTACACAAGTAAGGTTTTTAGAGGACTACAGAATGATGCTAAGATTCTAAAGGTTTATCCAGCTTTTCCAACAACTTAAAGCCTGCTACTCTTTTACCACTACCATCATCCACAGAAGTTCTTCTAAGTTCAAAATAGACGCTTAAATCACTAGCTTTTGCAGTAGCCTTATAGCCAATGCTCTTATAAAGTTTAGCAAGTGTTGATTTTATACTTGCCTTACTATAAGCTTTACCTACTTCAAAGGTGTCGTAGACTGTATTTCTTAGCTTGTCTTCACTAAAAGATAACACACTAAGCTTTTTATCGATAAGTTCTATTCTGTAACCTAGTGCCTTACATCCATCTACGCCTAAAGTATTGATATATTCCTTGAATCTCTTATTAGGAACATTATCTACAATTGTCCAAAATCCGGGTAACCCAGATGATTCACACAATAATTTTAACTTATTTCTTCTATTCTTCTGCTTTCTAAATATCTTGAAAAATTCCTTCATCTGCAACTTTTCTTCCTCTGTGTAATCTACTAACTGAATTCCTAACTTGTCCCTGATAAATAATTGTATGTCATCTACATTATAATCTACGAACAACTGAACTAATTCCTCGAGTGTTCCGGTATACTTGGTTTCTATTAAGCTCCAGTTCTTTGATAGGATTCCTTTGTACTTATTATATGCAGGCTGGTAAGATAAACCCTTACTTCTACATAATGTCTTGTACTTTAGAATATCCTCCTTTGTCTGTAAGCTATCTATAAACTTCATCAGTTCCTCATCCTTAAGAAACATTTCAGTCCTTCCCTCAAACCTCTTGTTAGCTAGCCTACGATGAATTATCTTTTCACATGTCTGATCAAATTCATCACCTTTAAATTCCTTGATGATCCTAAAGAATGGATTATGCGTATAGTACCCTTTTATACGCTTATCAAAATTTCTCGTATAACCAATCTTGATAACATTCTTAAATACTGTTGGGTTATCAAAGCTATCACTAGCCATCATCTCTATTATGTATAGCATATCTAAATTAATTTTTATCGTTATTATTATCTTCTATCTTTTCTAACAACTTAAATCCAGCTGTTCTTCTCAAGCCGTCAGAGATTAAAGTTTCTCTAGTCTTAAAATAACAATTAAGATCATTGGCTTTTGCAGTAGCCTTATAACCAATATCTTTATAAAGCTTCGCAAGTGTCAATTTAATACTAGACTTTGTATAAGACTTGCCCACTTCAAATGTATTATACACTACGTCTCTTACTTTATCTAGGTCAAAACTTAAGACACTTAGCTTCTTATCTATCTGTTCTATCTTATATGACAATGACTTACAACCATCAACACCTAAGGTATCAATATATTCCTTAAATCTCTTGTTAGGAACATTATCTAAGATAGTTCTAAATCCAGGTAAGTGGGACGATTCACAGAGAAATTTAAGCTTACGCCTTCTATCCTTCTGCTTATTAAATCCTTCAAAAAACTTAGTAAACTCTTCATTATTGACGTCAGTATCATTCAGCTTATCAAGTTCACTAAAGACTGTAAAACGGTCTGCATAATCAACTTGCTGAATTTCATAAGCCCTAAGCTCAGCTACTCTAACTAAGTTATTGAAGACTGGTACAAGCTTTATACTACCGTCGGGATTTTTCACAGGATTAACTGCCACAAAATTCTTCTTATAGTTCCAAGCTCTAGCATTATCTTGATAGACTTCAGATAGGTAAGCTTGATTCTTTTCACTTACTTCATCGAATGCCTTTAATAAACCTTCAGAACATTCAATCTTATCATCCATCTTTTTATTAAACTCCTCTTCTGGTTTCTTATTACCGCTAGTTACTGCTCTAAAGAAAAGTGTTGCTTCATCTTTCCAGGGATTTTCACGTAATCTCTGTCTACCTAAGATTTGTGGTAAGTCGAGGGAAATATCAACCGCTAGTGTATCTATGTTAGCATCACTTACTACAAATGATTGGGCATTGTCACTGTAAAAGTCTGCACCAAGATATACAGTTCTAGTGCAGAAAGTGAACATCTTTCTCGGTTCGTCTCTTAATGGTACCCTTCCAATATCAAACTTCTTACCTAATCTCTTCTGTATCTTTCTAATATTATCTTGTGTATTAGCTACTAAGATATTGACTTGTTCTGGTTTTAATCCTGCACGTTTGATGATATTAGTAATGTTATTCACTGAGTTAACATAGAAAACTGCCTCCTTCGATTCAATCCTCCTAACTTTGCCATTTCGATCTTTTACAAACCTGTGATCAAAGTTACCATTGACATACTTTTCAATAATCGGCTTAACCTCAGTATATACAGCTTTCAACGTCTTAACATACAACATAGGACGTTTCACTCTACTACTATCCTGTGAACTCCAGTCTAATTCATAGTAAGGAAGATTTTTAAATTCATCGAGCATATCTAAGTACTTGTCTATCATTGGTGTTGCACTAACGTAACAAACCTTCTGTACACCTTGTAAGTTACTGACAAATTGAAGCTCTGTATCGGATTTAAACTTACTGTCGGTGAATATACTTTGAAACTCATCTATTATCACCCTGAAGTCAACGTTGCTGTAGTTGAAATGAATTATCTCCTTGACGAGCCTGTAAGAATCATAAGTAACTAGTATCTTAATTGGGCGCTCTTCAAACAAGCACTTATTAATATAACCAGTTAATTTCTTAGTCAGCTCTTGGAAAAAATTCTTCTTTGCATTCTCAAGTTCCTGCCTTTCTTTTTCTATTTCATCCTTGGTTTTGTAAGGACTGCTTTTATATTTCTCTAGCTTCACCAGGTCTTTATCAGTCCTTGGTTCTTGTTCATATTCATTCACTACTAAGAATACCTCGTCCTTATGTTGATCGTACTTATTCTGTAGCAAGATCTTTCTAGGACTGCAAAGTATTACGTTTTCATTGTTAGTAATACAATACTCTGTAAACCCGCATCCTGGTATCTGTTTATTCAGGATATGCGGGAAATCATGAAGCTTGAAGCTAGGGATCTCTGAAATGTACCTATATCCTGCAGGTACTACGATTGTTTTTCTATCCATTTTTTTATTTTTTATGGTTTATATTATACATTCTCTCTTCTAACTTGGGCTTTCACCCCAAGCTAAGCCCCGCACACAAGAGACTCCATTCTGTCGTCCTCTGTGTTAGGGCTGTATCTCACTAGTAAGTCTTTCAGATGTTGTAACATGCAAAAATCAATATTTCATAGTAGATTTAGCTATCAATAAACTATATATATCTCTGCCGTAAAAAAAATATTACACTTGAAGTATTCCCGATAATATTCCATCGACATCGATTTATGGCCTCCGCTATCGCTCCGACCCATTAAATCTCCAAATTGCGATGCGCCCTTTATCGGGGTATTTTCAAGTTTACCCTCATATGAGTCCTGAGCCGTGCTCTGCCGGCGAAGCTACGAATGAGTGAATATCTTCCCCGGGTTCAATATGATCTCCCGAATGGTAATGAGGGAGGGTTCATATTGTGGCAACGGGAAGGCGGGGAAGCAAGGAGTAGTCGTAGTGGAGGGAGGATGTAATCCGAGTGTAATGGAGGCTACGAATTGAGTGCGGAGCCTAGCTTGCCCAAGAATGTCACAAAAGCGGTCTCTGTATTATCCTGCCCTTCTAGAACGCCCTAAATCCCTTATTAGTGTAGAATCATATACTAACGCTTAAGTAGTTGGCAGTGGGTGTTAGTGATTAGATTTCACGTGTAGCAATACTGTCAACTAGTGATTAGGCAATTTTAGTATGTGGTTTTTGTTTTACCCTCATTAAATCTCAATAACCTTTACGTGGTATGAGGGATAACTAGCACTAAAGTTGTGAAACTAATGATTGAGCGATGCTATTAACTTATCTCATAGGTTATTAGCGGAGTACGGTGGCATGAGATTTATTATTGAATGTCATAAAACCTTAGACACATTATTTAACAATTTATTTACATGATGAATTATAATGACGAGAATTTATTAGTTATGATAGTTCAGAATATTAGTAGAGCCCAGGAATTATGGAGAAGCGAGGTATGTTGACGTCCGTATCAGTATCAATGGGATTGTTACTGTTAGGGATCTATATTGGCAGGAGGTCTGTTAAGGAGAAAGATAATAGTAAGAGGGTATTAGTCCCTGATGAAAGAAGGAAAAAGAGGACCAAAGTTGATATAGTAGACGAAAGGAGAGTGGACGACGATACCGACAACTACCTAGGGGATCTTGTTATCTCAGGTAGGTCAATTACGGCAGGCTTAGTAGGAATTGCAAGAAGGATTATTAGGCGTGGTGTGATGAGCGTTTCCATAGGTGATAGTAAGAAGACGAGGAAGATTCTCAGTATTGGGGATTTTCTTAGTGAATTCAACAAGAAGGCTATTACAGTATACATGACAAACATACAAGCAATGAGTCGTTTGCCAGAGAATGAGAAAGAAATGTATGGTTTTTTGTCGAAGTATGGGCTAGAGATAAAATTTAAGGAGATGCTGGAGAGAAACATGAGCCAGCGTTAGAGATAGGGACTTAGTTCTTATCTTTATTTTTTTCGCGCCACTTATACTCACACGCAAGATATATTATTGAGAGGATGGTGGAGATGGTTTTTGCGTGTAGGTTAGTCTGGCGCAGATACCTTATATGTGATGTATAATAAAATAGAAATAAGATGGAATTACCGAATTTATTAGACTTTTACCTAACTATGAAACCAATTCAGCCAAGTTATAGCCTCTACAGTGAGAAGTTAGTGAAAGCATTAATTAGAAAGGGTTATTGTTTTGGTGCTGCTATTAAGGGTCTTGCTAGTAGAACAGTTAGATTAAGGTATGATCACATCGTTAAGCTAGACGACCCGAACTATAGAGTAGTACGCGTGAAGAATGGTAACTTTACGGTATCCTTAGTAGACTGTGATGAGGTTACTAATTACTACCCAACAGATGAAAGAGGTTATAATTCTGCCAGGATGTTAGTTAGTGTATCAAGTCCTGAATTATTAGAGAAAACAGGAGGTAGATCAGTCTGTTTGTTTATGTTTGCTAGTGAATTAATGGGAATTATCGTAGCTAGTGGAGGTATGACAGGCCTAACAATACCAGGGGAGTTTTATATTAGACCTTTATCGGGTAATTATTTTATTGCTACTACAGGATTTCACAGGGTTGGTTTTAGTAATAGAGATAAGATTGAGAATAGTGTTAGGTTGTCTGCATATAGAGAAGGCGGTACAACATCTAAGCTAGTACCTGGCAAGTTATACCTGTACAAGAATAATACGAATGCTATTATATATCTTGGAAAAATCAGTAAGGTTGTACGTAATAGTTATTCTTGCCTATCTAGTGTTGCTGGGTTGTATAGGGTAGAGGGGGGCTTATCTAAACTACCTAGGATCAAATTGGAGAAAGATGTAGACTTGTTCATTGATGTCGATTATGAATCTTGTATACCTCTCTTAGAATCTCCTACAAAACCTACCCTACTTGAGTTTATATCAGACATGGTGGAGAAGGGTCAGACATGTGATCGTTTCTTTTGTGGTAGGAATGATAGGAAAACAAAACTTAGACTCGTTGAGACGGATACAGTAATTGACATTCCTCGTGATTTTAGCCCGTCCGGTTTCTTTGGGTCAATTGCTAGCGACTTATATAATAAGACAGGGATTGATGTATTTATGGCATTATATCCAGACCTACTAAAAAAGGAGAATCTTGATAAGTTCTTGGGTATCCTAGAGTTTGAAGTAAAAAAGTCTGTAAATCTCAACTATACTCCTATTAAGAAAGGGGAGACGGATGCAGCTAAATTACTGGGCTGTTATTATTTTGATGATAGGACAACTGTATTCACTCACCCTGAACTCTTGGGGATGTCTAAGTATGAACTTATCAAGAGAGTAACTGAGATGTTAGAGAAAATCAAGTAAAATCCTTATAAGTAGAAGATATAAACAAATAAATATTATAAAATTATGGCGTATCATGAGTATACAATGATTATTCAAGTAGCCGGAGAAGATGGTGAAAATTGTGTATCAATATCAAAAGTGAGTGATGCGGATATGGAAGTAATGTATCCGATCTTAGAGGAAATTAAGAGAAACAAGGGTTATTTCACAAGAGGTAGTTACGTAAAGCCTGGAAAACCGTCAGGGAGAGATCTTTATAGGAGTTTTGCAGGGTGGGATGTACTTAGTTCTCACCTACCAGACCCACCTAGCGGATTTTTTGCAGTCTTAGAGGTTAAATTGTTTCGAGATAGCCCTTGGGAGATGATTTTAGTCGATTAAGATGCCCTAGAATCCTTATATATGTAATGAAAGTTATCTCAAGATGTATTAAAGTCTTGGGATAATTTATTTTTAAACAATTAAAATTATACGATTATGAGAATGTTTAGAGAAATTAAGGAAGTGAGAGAAATTCATCACAACGACAATAACAATAGTGGTGAGAGGAATGATATTGAAAGTTGGGAGAAGCTGATGGAAGAGTTCAGCCCCGATAAGTTTAAGTAGAATATTATTAGTTGGTTTAGGTAGGTAAAATCTGAGCCAACTAATATTTTTTCGCCCATGAAAGCAGGTAGATTCCTTATAAGTGTAATAATAATTTTAAATAATAGTATTATGGTAAACAAAGAGAAGGATACTGTATTTTTCAAAGCAGATCATGTAATTGAAGTAAGGTCTGAAAAGGCCAAGGCAGAGTATGATGATATACTGCCAGAGTTGTATTATCAGTAAACTAAATCTAAGCTGGTTATGTTATTTAGCCAGCTTTGTTTTACAAATTATTTAATTATTATGGAGATTAAAAAATTAATAGACGAGTATAGTAAGTTAAGCAGTAGTGAGTTATTAGAGGTGTTAAAGCAGAGAACAGATCTAACCCCTACTCAGAAAAATATTATCTATGTCTACCTACACCCAACTAACCTAGGAGATATGGAGTTAGTTAGTAAGTTTCAGACATACAGGAATAATAAGGATGGAAATATCACAGGAAAGCTTGAACCTGTAGATAATGAGATTATTATGCTGTTAAACGCTTATAGATGTAGACAGTATAATAAATATATTCGTCACCTACTTCATAGTTTTGTCAAGAAGGATAATAGTATTGTCCCTATTGATGGTAATGAGGTAGAGTCTTGCGGCATTTGTGGAAAGCCTGTTTATCAATATGGTAAGTGGCAAGAGAAGTGCTGTGAACTAGGAAAGGATGAAGTAGTTAGGAAGGAACATTTATCTTTAGGTGGTGATGGTACTGATATAGTAGTTTGCCTTGATTGTCTTATACAGTTAGGTAAGCTTCATGACCTCCTACAAGAAATAGAGGGTCCTGATTACTTAGATAATTGGAAGAAATGATTTTCACTTTTTTCATAATTTTATAAATTTAAATTGTTAATATCCAGGGGAGTCCGTTGTAGTGATTATAATGGCTCTCCGACTTTTTTATTTTTTATGGCAAAGAAGAAAGAAATAGATTATCGTGAGACTTTTATGTTTCCAGATATAGTAGGCCAATCATTTCCGGTCTACTGTCTATCAGAGAGTGGTAGACTTTGCAATTTTAAGAACATTGTGTACCCTAGTCCTTCATCATGCAAGAGGTTTACTAGGAATAAGCAGCTTAGGAAGAGGTCAATGCAGGCTAAGATATTTGATGCACTTATTAATGTTGGTTATTGGGAGCCTCTCACTGTATTTAGAGAGTTTCCAGTGGTCATTCAGAATTCGCATCGCCTACCAAATCAGAAAAGAATGTACTACTTGATGGATTATTATTTTCCAGAGCTTAGACTTGCGGTAGAGTTGGATAGTGAGTATCATGATGAGCAGGGTACTAACGACACTGATGCAATTAGAGATGAATACCTTTATAAGACACATGGTATTAGTGTATTTAGGATGAGAAATTTTGAGAAACCACAGATACAGAAGACAAAGTTTCATGACCTGACTAAGATGATACGTGGGATAGAGCCGATCAAGAACTATGCACCGCTTGTTTTTAATACTGATCTCTTACAGCATTTAAATAGTAAAAGCTGTAATTAGGCTGGCTTAGAAATCTTATATATGTAGTGAAAATTAAAAATAAATTATATATAAAGTTATGATTAAAATATCATCAAGTGTAGATCAAGGAGGACAGAGAATGGTAGTAACAGTGAACACGAACCTGATTGATAGATACTATCCCCACTTGTGTGGAATGTTGAAAGTATCTAAGACTTGTCCAAGAGGTATACAGGTTGAGAAAGCGGCCAAGGATACAGCAATCATTACGTTTCCTATCCCAAAGAGTAATATGGGACCTATTAGGAACACGCCCGATGGAAATTCAGTTGTGGGTATTGATGCTAGTTTCTTAGAGCCACTCCTGAAAGAACTTAATCGTTTTGCCAGCCTATCAGTTAGGAATATGTCAAAGCATGTTGAGTTCTTACCAATCAATGACTTAAGTGGTGGTTACAGTGAGGAAGAGAGACGAAGTGATGTAGTAACTGCCATTAAGAACAAGAGAGATTTCTTACTGCTTGATTCCTATAAGACATATAAAGAGGAAGTAGAAGCAGGGAGGTATCAGTTTAAGCAGGTCCTAGTTAAGTATGGGACTTCTGACTATGCTGATATTTCAATTTGGATAGAGAAAAATAACTTAGAGCCGCTCAAGAAGTACTTCAAAGATAATGCGAAGGTAGTTGATTGGTTCTAATAATTAAGCTAGAGAAGAGAACAAATGAAAGAGTACAAATTAGTTGTGCTTTAGTAGTTAGGTTCTCTTTTTGTTTTTAACCTTTAATAGACAAAATAACAAAGATGGAACAACTTAGTCCAACAGTAATGATGATTTCAGGGTCAGAGCCTATTCCAGAGGGTACAGAGGATTTTGTAAAGATCGCTCTCATGGGTCCTACTGATCTTAACCCAGCTAATGAATCATGGCAGAGTAAATTTGCCCAGGGTGTAGCGGCGATTACTAGTACAGAGCCTGGTAAAGGTATTGTTCAGTTCAGGGGTACAAAGATTCTCCTCCTCAACTGTCAATCTAGTCAACCACAGAACCCTCAGATGACCTTTGATAATCCTGAGTTCGTTAATAAGCTTAGTGCAGACCTAGATTATTCAGGTGTAGCGGATGGTATTTTCTTCAATTTCCTTAAGAAGAGCACCGGTATTATTGCGCCTGTTGAATTCTCGCTCATTGCACAATCAGGTAAGGTAGTGACGAGGTGTAGTAATGAGTATGTGAATTATGGACTTATCAGAACATTATGCGAGAGATATAAGGCGCCTCTCTTACCCGGTGCGACAACTAGTGTATTACTCGTCTTACAAACAATGTGGTCTTATATTCCAAAGTTTCAAGAGATTCAAAAATTTAAACTCCCAGAATAATGAGATCTTTTGTAGTATTGAAAGGACTTGTAAAGGAGGATAAAAGGAATTGGGTATTAAAAGAGGGATTATCTAGTTTTTTCTTAGACATAGATAACTTAAGATCGTTATATTTTAAACCTGACTATAAAGGTGACAGAGATTACTTAGTTAATTCTTTCGATGAGCTGGTTTATAGTAGGTTTATTGAGGTAGTATGTACAAAAGCTAGCACTGGTACTTTGATAGTAGTGGACATGGAAAATGAATCTACTGCTATCTTAGAACAGCTAGCCAGGATTTTTGGTTATACTGTTTTTTATAAGGTGTTTCCAATTCCTCAAGACTATGTAACTAAGAACAGAAAGTATAGTGATCTTAGGTATATTCCCCATAGTAGAGTAGACTTGAAGAAAGAGGTAGGTAATTTCTTGTCACAATCTCTGGAAAATAAGAACTTAATCACTACCTATAAGAACCTAGAGAAGTATTGGTCTAAGCGTGATGAGACAATACAGCTAGAGGTAACTGATAAGGTCCTACATGTATCTGACTTACATTCGCACTTTAACGCAATGAGTTCGGGAATACCACCTACATCAGATTATAGCTTAACAGTATTTCATGGGGATTACATTGATGGTCCTGTAGTTGGTGGTAGTAGGAAGGTAATGGAAAGTATCTTACTATGTGATAAAGAGAATGTTAGATACTTAGAAGGTAACCATGAATTGAGACTCAGAAAATACCTAGGTTGGAAAGTACTAAAAGCAGCAGACCGTAAGATAGCAGCTTCTTGTATTTATAATTCTATTCCTGATCAATTCTTAAAGACGACCGCTAAGGAATTTGAGACATTAAGTAGTGTTGAGGCCTGGGCTTGGATTGATGAGATGAATAGAAAGCTTAAGGAGTATGTCATCTATAAGAGGGGAAAGAATACCTACATATGTACACACTGTGGTATTAGATGGATCGAGCAATTAAGTCCAAAATTTGTAGGTAACCTGATCAATTCTAACAAAAACATTGAGCGTGTGGATGAGGCTTTTACTAAGAATTATGTAAGAGATAAGTTTTATTCTATCCATGCACACTGCTATTATCCAAGTGGTTTTAATCCCACTAAGTACAGTAATGTTGTTAACCTAGACCCTGAAGATGAGAATAAGGTTAACTATTACGTGAGTGAACATAAGAAGAATAATAAAATAGTATGCCTAAGAGAAGAATCAAGATAACAACTACCTCAGATAAAGTTGGTGAAGTAGTTGAGAGGTTATCAGGTAGTAGTGTCGAGGTAAGTGTGGTAGTAGATATGCCAGAAACTAAGGAGAATTTTGAGTTTCTGAGTAAGGATGATTCTATTACTTCATGGGACTTTGAAGAGGTCATGAAAGAACCTTGTAGTAATTGTGAGTGTAGTAGTAAGAAAGAACTAGTAAAGACATCTATTAACTGTATCCTAAAAGAAGCAGGGATTGATACGATTATAGTTAAGCCGGATGAAGTATTGAAGCTGATTGAGTGTATATGGGAGCTTAAGAAACATTACCCATCACTACACTATACAGAATCTAATATTGCTAGGGCGCTTAATTCTTACTATAACGATGAATTGGGTGGAAGTGACGCAACAGGATACCTAATTACAAAGAGAGTACTTACAGATTTCATAGGGGGTTATAATTCTGCCTACCTTGATAAAAGTAAGATTTACCCTGAACTCATAGATAGACTCGGTGAGGTATGGGATAATCTTGGCAAGTTTGATACACTGTCTGGACTTGTATATATGATTTATGATATTAACATTCTTGGATCAGCCCAGGGTGCACGATAAGGGTAATTAATCAAAGCCCGCACTCCGCCTAGTAGTACATTAATTTGTATTGCTAGGCTTTCTTTTCCTTATTAGTGAAGTAAAATAATAGATTAGTATGCATTTTTCAGTATTAGTAGTAGGAAAAGACAAAGATGATGTTATAGGGCAACTCGAATATTATAGTGAAGATCGAGAAGTAGAGTCTTACCTAAATGTCCCTTTTGATGATGTAGTGGATGATGTACTAGATAGGTATGAGTCAGAGTACAAAGGCCTCATAGAAAAAACAAAAAGTGATCCTAACTATGTTCCCCCTGCATATAAGAAGGGAGATCTAGATCGTTTCCTTAAGGTAGATTTTACAGCCCCTGAAGAAGAAGTTAGGGAAAAACTCTACGACCTATTTGCAAAGGACTGGGGAAATGACGTACGTGAAGATGGAGTCTATAGTAGTTATAATCCAGAGGGCCAGTGGGATTGGTATCAACTTGGGGGAAGATTTACTGGTAGCTTATTACTATCAGACTTTGCAGTACCAATCAAAGGCTATGCTTATCCAGCCAATTATAATGTAGTGGAAAAGATGTACGAAATGAATAGTAGAAACAGGGCTGACTTTGCAAGACTAGATGATGTAGTAAATATTAGGGAACTACTAAGTAATGGTATTTATAGTCTTCTTAGTCCTAGTACTGGTTGGGTAGACTTGGATGGTAAGAGTGAAGATGATCTAGATTTCTACTATAAGAAGATTCTAGATAATAAAGGTAGTGATGATGTTGTGGCAATTATTGACTGTCACTCGTAATATATAATAAGGTAGAATTATGAAAGTAGTAGTAATAGTAAGAGGTGAAAGTGAGAATTTTGAAGGAACCATAAAGGTATACATAAGGCTTCCAAGATTTTTTATACCAGAGAAGATGGCAGATGTCCTGTTTAATAATTACAGCAAGGACAAGTTTCCAATTAAAGTAATGAAGCTTATACTAGACCCTGAGGGACTCTTTAATAAATACAGAGGACTTCCATTGGATACAGAGATAGATCATTACTTGGAGATTTATGATAATAGATATAATGGGTTAGAGAAAGTACTCACACCTAAGATGATTCGTAGTATAATACTTAATGAAATTACTGACGAAGCAATATCTAACCCAACACAGTATTATTCCATCGTTGATCCTTTTTACTTGATTGGTCTTAAGTGTGATGAACATGCCAAAGTTAGTACATTCGACTCGGACATAACAATAGATGATTTCTTAAGAAGTACGGACAATCATCTCGGAAGTAAGAGAATTCTGAAGGAAATTATGAAAATATCTGCTCAAAATGAACAAAAAAGTGAGTAGGTCCACTTCAATCCTTTATAAGTGGATAAGAGTGTTTTTATCCGAGATATAAATTTCATAAATATAAATTTTAAACAAAAGAATGAAAGCTTACAACTTTAACATCTTAGTTGAGAAAGTAAAGAAGGTTGTTGCCGAGCAGAAAATTGGCAACTTCGTAATTACAAGTGAAAAAGATGACGATTATGACACATGTGAAGTCATCAGTGTTGGTGGTAAGGTAGTTGGTATTGCAGAGGGTGATATGCTACTGATCAGGCCAAATGCAGGTCATAATGTGAAAATTGGTGATTCAGAGTACACAGTTATTATCGACTCTGATGTATTAGTAATTCTTTAATCAATTAACAAAAGAAAATAGAAATGGAAGACAAAGTAGTAAAGACAGGACACGACACACAGGCAAAGATTATTGAGGGTGTTAGTAAGGCAGTAAGTGCAATTAAGTCAACTCTCGGCCCTAGTGGTAAGTGTGTTGCTATTAACATGAATGGTTTTACAACTGAAATTACTCGTGATGGTGCAACTGTCGCAAAGAATATTCAGTTTAAGGACCAGGAGATGAATATGGGTGCAGAACTAGTAAAGAAAGCTGCATCTGCCACTGAGGAGGTAGCAGGTGATAGCACTAGTACTACATCTATATTAATTGAAGAGTTCTGTAAGCGTGGACAGAGAGCGATCAATAGTGGTGCAAATGTCAACGAGGTAAAGCTTGGTATGTTGAAGGCTCGTTCAAAGGTAGAGCAGTATATCAAGGAAAATGCTATCTTAGTTGACGGTGATATGGAGAAGATCCGTAAGGTAGCCACAATCTCTGCAAATAATGATCCAGAGGTAGGTGACTTGGTAGTTAAGGGTCTTAGTGAGGTAGGACTTAATGGACTAGTTACTGCCGATCTTGCTAGTGGTCTTGATACAGTAATTGAGACAACAGCTGGTATGAAGATTGAGCGTGGTTGGTCAAGTCCTAACTTCGTAACAAACCCTGAAGATGGTACATGTGTGATGGAAAATCCTTATGTACTTGTTGCGAGTGAACATATCGGAAGCATTAAGCAGATGGTAGATTTCATTCAGGACTACGATCAGAACAGTCAGGGTCGTCCACTTCTCATGATCGTTGATGAGATCGATGATAATGCAAATATGATGCTTGCTATCAATGTAATGCGTGGTGCTATTCGTTGTTGTGTAGTTAAGGGTATCGATTTTGGTGACTCAAGACGAAACATTATGGAAGATGTATCAGTAGCCGTTGGTGGTATTCATATTTGCCCAGAGAATAATATTACAATGACCCAGGCTAATATCTCAGTACTCGGTCAGGCTAAGAAAGTAGTAGTGACAAAGGATTCATGCGTTATCTATGAAGGTATGGGTGATCCTGAGGAAGTTAAGAATAGGGCTGAAATCTTAAAGGCTAGACTTGCAGACCCTAAAACATCAGACTACGAAAAGACAAAGTTTGAGAAGAGACTTGCTAACTTGACTGGTGGTATTGCTATTATCAAGGCAGGTGGTGCAAGTGAGGCTGAGAAGGCAAATAGAAAGGCAACAATTGAGGATAGTATTTTGGCGGCTAAGAGTGCAATCGAAGAAGGTTGTGTTCCTGGCGGTGGTTATACATTCTTGAGGGCTGCTATGTCTCTGACCAAGGATAAGAAGTTCTGGAAGGAGCTTACTGAGGATGAGGCAGAGGGTGCTAAGATTGTTGTTAATTCACTTCCTATCATTATGCACACTATCGCAGAAAATAGCGGTGTTAGTGGTGATGTGATAGTTAAGGAGGCTAAGTCATTGAAGCCTGGTTTTGGTTATAATGCTAAGACAGGTAAGGTAGTTGACTTAGTAGAGGACGGCATCTTAGATTCAGCAAAGTCTCTCCGTGTATCATTAGAGAATAGTATATCAGCTGCTAGTATGATATTATTGGTTGACTGTACTATTACTGATGACTTGAGCGGTAAGGGTGGAGCTGAGCCTACAACTAAGGGTATGATGATGTAATTTGTCAGTACCCTACAATTAGTAGGGTACTAAACAGCTCTTTTAAAAAATAATATAAAATGTTTAGAGCAATTAAAGTAAAATTATATCCAAATAAACAACAGGAGCAAGTAATTAATAAAATACTTGGTTGCTATCGATTTGTTTATAATCACATGCTTGCTCGTAAACAGCAAGAATATACTGATAATAAAATTTGTCTTTCTTTGTGTGATCTTTCAAAATATTTTTATAATACTTTACGTAAAGATGGAAATTACAGCTGGTTAAAAGAACAAAATTCCGCAGTATTGCAGCAATCAATAATACAGATGATGTCTGCTTATGACAGGTTTTTTAAATTACACACTGGTTTTCCTAAGTTTAAATCAAAGAAAGATAGACAATCTGCATTGTTTCCAATTAGAGCAATATCAAAGAGGAATACATTTGAAACGAAGCATATAAGTTTAATTAAGTCACTTAAAAATATTAAGTTTAGATGTTCTGATCTATATTTTAAGAGATTACAAACATATAAGGATAATATAAGGAGTGCTACCATGTCGAAAACCAAGAGTGGTAATTATTTCTTATCGATTCTTATAGATATTCCTCAAGATGAGGTTGTTAAGTTTAAACAAACTGGTGAATCTGTTGGTATTGACTTGGGTGTTAAAGATTTTGTAATTACTTCTGATGGTGAGGTGTTTGAAAATAAACATTTTTTCAAGAAAGAGGAAGACAAAATTAAAAAGCTTCAACGTCAACTATCAAAAAAAGTTAAAGGTTCAAATAACAGAAACAGGGCAAGAATTCGCATTGCGAAGTTATTTGAAAGAATTACCAATAAAAAAGACGCTTATATTCACTGTGTAACTAATGAACTGCTGACTTACTTTGATACCATATTTATGGAAGATTTGAATGTGAGAGGGATGTTGAAAAATCATAATCTTGCAAAAGCAATCCAAGAGGTTGGTTTCTATAAGTTCAAGCAACTATTGGTTAGTAAGGCACTTGTTAATGACAAGAAAGTTGTGTTTATTGATAGATTTTACCCATCAAGTAAGACATGTTCACAGTGCGGTTATAAGAAACAAGATTTGAAGTTAAGTGATAGATTTTGGGTCTGTCCTGATTGTGGTGAATGTCACGATAGGGACTTTAACGCTGCAAAGAACATACTATTAGAAGGTCAACGAATGTTAATAGCAGTATAATAAAAAATTTAAATAGGTGTCCGTAGCACCGAATTTACGCTTGTGGACTATCCTCCTATGGATGACCGATCTATTAGTAATAATAGGTGTACTAAAAAGTAGTGATAGGTTGAAGCAAGAAATGAAATGTACTTAAATCATAGATTTGCGCAGAATTTCATATACGTCAAAAAGTGAGATAAAAATAAAAATAAAATCAATGGAAGGTATAGAAGACGAGAACGAAAAATACGGAAATCTAAACCTAAGTGATTTTGGAAAATTGGTAAAGAGTAGTGATCTAGAAGATGGTGATGATGGTGAGGATTACAAATGGAAGACTCTCCT